GCTAGCTACTGATCCAATCATTAGACGATCTTGGAGCTTGGTTAAGCAGACTCTATTGTCAGCTAAATGGGAGTTTAAGGCCGGTAGAGATGGAGATCAAACAAGCGAAGAACTCGCAAGATTTGCCAATGAAGCTTTCGGTTTTAAAGGTTATCCCGGCATGATGGAAATTAGCTTTGAGGATCAACTAAACTATCTTCTAGAATTTATTCCTCATGGTTGGAGATATGCAGAAGAGATCTATTGTGTAGCGAAAGACTCGATCGGAAAAGAGAAGGTATTTCTCAAGAGATATGCTGATCGTGAACCTTCATCTCATCAGCAATGGCTTTCAGTGGATAAGCAAAATTTAGACGGTGTTATTCAAATCATGGTTGGCGGTGTTACACCTGAACCCATACCAGCATCAAAACTTCTACTATTGACTCTCAATCGTACTGGTTCAAACTTCGAGGGCATTGGCTTGCTCCGCCCTTGTTGGTGGTGGTGGAAAGAAAAGCAAAGAGCGGCTACTCTCATGGCAATTGGCCTTGAGAAATGGGCTGTGCCTACTCCAATCGTAAAAGTTAATCGTCAAGCCATTGATCAAATGGGCATTTCAAACGGTGATGTTGATGCAATGATCAACGAGGCACAACAGCAAGCACAGGCTTATGTGGTGCAAGAACAAAGCTATCTAGTGGAAAACAACATCGTTTCTTTTGATACCTATGGAGGGTCATCGGGCTTTGATGCTAACGGCGCTTTACAAGTTATTCAAGAATGTGATAATCAAATCTCACAAGCCTTTATGGCTCAATTTATGAATTTGGGAATTTCTGATACTGGATCAAGATCAGTTGGTGAAGTGCATCTATCCGTTTTTAGAAGAGCATGCATCAATTTCCTTGATTTGGTAGCAAGTGCAATTAGTGGACAAGATAGACGGGGCGGTGGAACAATTGGCCGTCTTATTCGTTGGAATTATGGCAACATTGAAGCAACAAAATTGCCTCGCTTGGTGCATAGTGGATTAGATACTGATGCACTAGCTGAAGCGCTCGCATCATTGCCTAGCTTGGTGCAAGCCCAATTATTGACTCCTGATGATGATCTTGAGCGTGCTATCAGACAAAAGATTGGTGCAGGGCAGTTGCCAATGGAAGCATCAAGGACAGCACAAGATCGAGCCGTTGCGCAAAATCCAGCTTTAGCGATGGCTGAAAGATTGAGAGCAATCAAATGAATGAAAAGCAAATCTCTTTAGCTAAACAAAGATTGATGAATAGACGATTTAACGCTTATCTCAATGCACCTAAGAAATACGATGGAATTGATTTTACTCCACCTCAAGGCGTGAGAGATGCAGCAATCAGAGCGTTGAAAAAGAGAGCTGAACAGCCACCTTCAAAGCGTGGAATGACAGCCGTTGGGATTGCTAGAGCAAGAGATTTATCTAACGGCGTTACTTTATCGCCTGATACCATTAAGCGAATGGTTGCCTATTTCACAAGGCACGAAGTCGACAAGCAAGGCTCAACATGGGAAGAGTACGGAAAAGGCCGTCAAGCTTGGGATGGTTGGGGCGGTGATGCGGGTTATACTTGGGCAAAAAAGATTTTAGCACAAATGGAACGAGCTGATGAAAAAGAAAAAGCATTGTCAGAATCTACCTTGCAGACCTCCAATAGTGCTGACATTAAGGCATTTAGAGAGAGGGTCAAAATGGGAGAGGTTGCTTTATATCCAGGATCAGACATTAAGGTGCTTTCTGTTGGTAAGGTCAACAGTCGCATCAATGGGAAGACAATTCAAGATGTCACGCCTGCGATCCTTGCTGAGATCGTAAGAGTATTTAAAGAAAGATCATCTCAAGATCCTGTCATCATTGATTGGAATCATCAATCCTCTCCATTTATGGAGAACGGTGCTACTGATCCAATTCAATCAATGGCTTATGGTGAAATCTCTGATGTTTATGTAAAAGATGATGCTTTATATGTAAAGCCTCTATATACTCAAGCAGGGCTCGATCTAGTGACAGCTAGTGAAGGCGTTTTATATCCATCACCCGAATTTTTAGTAGGTGAGATTTTTGCAAGGGAAGGCGATCCCAAACCTATTGGATTCGCCCAATTGCAAGCCGTTACATTGACGGCAAGACCAGCACAATCTAAAGATAAGATATCTCGTGTTTTACTCATGGAGAACATAATGAATCCAGAAGAATTAAAAGCGATGACAGTTGATCAATTAACCGCCTTGGTGTTAGAAAAAGATCAACTCGTCAAGCAATTAGAGGCTCAGCTTGAAGGCGTTAAGTCTGAAAACGATGAGCTAACTAAAGACGAATCAGCGGGCGAGATCGAAATCTCTCTTGATGGTGAATATGCCAAAAAAGATGAGAAGAAGATGATGGCTGAAGAAGATAAAAAGATGATGGAAGATGAAAAGAAAATGTCTGAAGCCACCGCTTTATCTGAAAAGGCACAAGCCAAATTGATGAACGAATTGAGCGCTCAAGTTACCGCTTTGTCTGAACAAGTCAAGACTTTACAAGCTGAGAAACATCAGGCTGAAAGAAAGCTTGTTGTTGATAGCTTGCTCAACACTGGCAAGATTGCACCTAGCGAAATCTCAGCCGTTGAGTCAGCCTATGACATCAAAGATAAATTTCCTGCTATTTGGCAATCATTCAGCGAACGCAAAGCAAATCAAGCTATCAACCTTTCTGAAAAGGGACATGCTAGCACCGCTCAAGAAATTAGCTTTATCGATCAAGTTAATGAAATCAAAAAGACAAAAGGCATCACTTTCTCAGAAGCCTTAAATGTCATGAAAAACGAACAACCTGATGCATATATCAAACATTTCAAAGGATAATAATCATGAGCTTAAATAATCATGCTATTTATAAGACCTTCATCGCATCTGCATCTATCACCGCTTTGACTTTGGTTAAGCTTGATAGTGATGCCAAAGTAACACCTTGCACCGCATCAACTGACATCCCTGTGGGCGTTGCTCAAATTGGTGGTGCAAGTGGTGATGCAATCAATGTATGCGTCTTTGGTGTTTCTCGTGTTGTTGCTGGTGGTACAATCACAGCAGGCACAAATTTCTTTGTTATGCCTGGTACTGGTGGCAAGGCTTATGCCTATGATGGTGCTGGTGCAAATACTCAAATTATCGCAGGTCGCTTCTTGCCAAATGTTGCAAATACTGCAGCAAGTGCAAATGAAGAAGTTGAAATCCTTGTTTCTGTCTCTTTAGGAGTTTAATCAAATGGCAAATTCTAGCTATAGCAATATTCATCCAGTCAACGAAATCCTTCGCAACCTTGCCATTGAAGCAATTCCTAGCGATGGTCAACTGATCGCTGATCAAGTTATTGAAAATGTTGATGTCAAGGCAATTGGCCCAACAGGTACTCTCTTGATCGAAGAAACTCGCAATTTCATGGGTTCTCCTGATGTTGATGCTCAGCGTGCACCTGGTGCAGACCGTCAACGCATTGGCAACTTTGACCGTTCAAGCACAACCTTTTCAGCTAAGATTTATTCTTTAAGCGATGAAATTGCACTTGAAGATATCAAATATTCACAATATCCAGGCAATGAAGAACAACGATCTTTCAGAAAAGTACAAAGATCAATGCTCTTAAATCGTGAAACTCGTTTAGCTAATCTCTTGTTTGGGGCTGGTAATTGGGGCAGTTATACATCTGCTCTTTCAGCCTTAGCAAGTGGTTCTAATGGTACACAATGGAATCAAGCCGGCGCTGAACCCTTAACTGATCTTCATGCTTTGATTGATGTTATTCGTGCAAATTCTCATGGTATTTTGCCCGATACATTGGTTCTTGGTTATGGTGCTCTTCGTGCATTATCTCGCAATGCTGAAGTTAGAGGCTTTTTTACAGCTGGTAGCACTCCATCAGGTACAGCAGCAGGCAATCGCTTGATGAAAGATGACATGGTTATCTCTGTTCTTAAAGAAGTCTTAGGTATCCCAAATGTTCATGTTGGTCAAGCTCGTAAAGAAACCGCAAACGCTGGCTTAACATCTTCTGAAGCTCAAGTTTGGACAGATGACAGTGTTTTCATGGGTATCATGAAGGGTTCTGATGCTATTGCAAACAAGAATGGTGTTAAGGTTATGCCCGTTGCAGCCTTGAATTTTGTCTATGAAGGTTATTCATCAGGTGCTTATGATGATCTTGCTATGACAAAGAGAACTGTTTGGATGGAACATACACATCAAGATAAGATCATTGCTCAAAATTATGGCTTCCTCTTAACTGATTGTTTAGCTTAATGTTATTATGGATCATTGCCCTTATTGCCTTAATTCTTTCAATAATATGGTGCACCTAGCAGAAGCTAGCGATGCAGATCAACAGGCAATAGAGGATATTAGAAAACAATGGATTAACGAACGCAATCCACAATTAAAACTCTTGCTTAAAATGCGCTTAGATGTCCTCGTTAAAGAGGTCAATTCAGCAAAGACTTTTGAGGAAGAGATGAAAAAAGCAACAAATCGATTATATCGTGCAATTGCTGAAATGGTGCAACAGGGTCAAGGGCAAATGCTTGTTGCGATGTCACCTGATGAACTTAAATCTTTTTTAATCTCAAGTGGCATGGGAGACGCTTTGACATATTTTGAGCGGTCTCAAGTGGATATAGTGGAGTTGATCAATAAGGCAACGATTGCCATTGATCCCGAGTTTAGATCAGCACCTCCCAATATCATTCAAGCTATTGCTCAACAGACTTCATCACAAGTCTTTGATGCTCAAATCTTGCCTTCTCTTAGTAGTGCAATTCGCAATATGGCAACAACCGCCGTTATTGTTGGAAGTTCTAAGCCAGTGCTTGATCAAATGAGAATTGCTTTTGAAAAGTCGGTTGGTGTTGGTACTACTCAAGCAAGAACAAAGATCGCTGAATTTGGTAGATCTATCAATGCTCTAAATGCTGATGAAGCTGGCTTAGAGAACTTCATTTATGTTGGGCCTAAAGATGGGATTACTAGACCATTTTGTCGCAAACTTGTTGGAAAAGTGCTATCTAAAAAGCAAATCATCAAGCTAGACAATGGACAGCCTTCAAGTGGTCCACCTTTAACGGCGGGCGGTGGTTATAATTGCCGTCACTCTTGGGCTCCAGTGAGCAAGGGATTTCTAAAAGTCAATGATTTGACGGTGGTTTCAGATAGCGAGATAAAGGACATCATGATATGAGAAAAGCACAACAAGGTAAAAACTATAATTTTATTTGGCAAGCCCCTGCCCCAATCAGTGGAACTCCTTCCATTTCCTTTTTCCTTGATGGTAGCATTATCACAAGCAACATGTCGCAAGGAAGATCTGATTTAATAGCAACTGATCTTGATAGAGATAGAAGAGCAATCACTTTATCAGCATCAGCCACCGCCTTAAAGCCTTTTCAATCTGATGCTTTTTTATTGACTGATGCAGATACTTTCTTTGCGATTAAGATCGTTCGAATAACAGGTACTCAGTTGATCTTGGCTGATCCATTGCCTAGAGATATCGCCTTTACAGTCAACTCAACAATTCAATTTGCTAGTTGGCTTTATACTTGCTCATCATCCAATGTCACAGCATCTAAGCAGACCGTTGCTTATGCTGTTGAGTATGTGCAAAGCGAAGGTACTCAAACAATCAATAGAGTTGAAAAGGGAAGTTTAAAGGTTGTGCCTCGTCCTTTTGATACTGGCTTAGATCATAATAAGCTATGCTCAATTTTTCCACATATTGCAGATCTAGCACCTAGACGGGCAAACGGATTTGAAGAGCAAATATCATCAGCACTTGATGAACTGGCTTTATATGTTAGAGATTTAATCGTACCTAGAGATGTTGATGAAGATGATATACACAATTCACATGATTTACTGCAAGCTCATTCCTATCTTGCGATTGCTCGTGTGCATGAGCTTAATGGCAATATCGATTTAAGCGAAAAGATGCGAGCAAGAGGAATTGAATTAGCTGATCTTTCTATGAAAACAATCAGCCTTGATTTAAACACTGATGGGATTATTCAAACAACTGAAAACAATCAGCGAGTTAGTGCAAGCTCTGATATTCGTGGAAACTTTGCAGGTCGTACAGTTGGAGAGTATGAAGCTCAATTTATCCCATCAAGAAATATGAGATGGTAAATGAAAGCAACGATTAGCCTAAACCTACCAACCTTAAATCTAAACAAGCCCCAAATGGTCGCTATTGCTCAAGATATATTGGCAATCATCAAGATCAGAATTTATAAGGGATTGGATTATAATTTAAGCAAGTTTAGAGCATATTCCACGAAGCCAATTTACATCGGATATAAATCAACAACCTACAAAAGACTAAAGCCTAAGGGCGGGGTTAAGAAACCTAATTCAATGTTTTTTGCTGGGGGTTATGCTGAATATAAAGATAAATCTCGCAAGCGATCTAATGCGATTGAGGGTCAAACTGCATCCGTTGATTTGACGCTTTCAGGGATGATGTTGCAAAACTTTGTAGTACTTGAGGCAACAAATACAAAATTCACTATTGGATTATTGCCACCTGTGCAAGACTATGGCTATGCAGTCAATCAAGATCGAGGCTTTATTGGTCTTGCTAAAAAAGAAGTTGATCAATTGGTTGAAATCGTTAAAGCGAATTTATTAGGAGAATAGCATGGGCATATATGAAGCACTAGATCATCTTATAGATCGTATTGAGTCTATCAATCCAAAGACTGATGCTTACCATCATTTTGTCTGTATCAAAGACGCTCAAGGAAACACGCTATCACTTGAAAGCAGATCTAATCAAAATCGCTTGTTTGATATCGCTTTCAATGCACTTGCTCAAGATGATGGGCAAGCTGGCATCAGTGGACGCAAGAGAATTGATTTATCTATTCGCGTCCGTTATGATATTGGTGGAGATCGTGGCTTGCTTGAACGAATGATTGCTGAAGACTCAAGCAAATTGATCGACACATTGAAACAACCTGATTATGATTTTTCAGTAACTGGAATTGTTTCTTTAATACCTGGTCAAGCTACTACTCAAGAAATTCAAAATGATCCTTCTCAAGTTGGCTACCTTTTAATTTTACCTTTTACTCTTCTTTATTTGGAGGATTGACATGACAGTCACTCACAGATCGCTATCAGTAGCAACCGAATCAACATTTGGCAGTTTATCATCATCAACAGGCTTGCCCGATTTCAGCGGTTTATCATTCATTTCATTGCCATGCGAAAGAGATCCCGTTGTGATTTATGGT